AAAAGAAGAGTAAAACATGGTGGGGAACGAATGTATCACCATTTTTGAAGGATTTTTCAGGCGGAACTTCAGGTGCAGCAAATTTAAAATTTTTACTAGGAAGATAATATGATTAAAAAACATGAGGTTTTTTTACGTACCCCTTATAACTATGATACCGATGCTGCGTCAAATGAGTCAGGGTTGGCTTGTGAGGAGCCTTCTCTGGCTCAGCAGCATTATAAAGATGAATGCGACATAAATACTATTTTGGAGCGTTTTAATATTACTGGGCTTGTACCTCAAAGCCCATTATCGCCTCGTTATGGCGATTTTAGCGGGATTGGTGACTACCATACCGCATTGAACCGCGTTATCGCTGCTCAAGATGAATTTGAGGCTTTACCAGCCCAAATTCGGGCAAGGTTTGATAATGACCCTGCCCAATTGATCGAGTTCCTTGCGGACGAGAATAACCGACCAGAAGCCGAGGAACTTGGCCTGGTCGATAAAGCAGCTGCCGAAGTCGTTGAAGCTGCTCAAGTCACACCTGAAAAGGCGGCTGAATAAGCCGTAGCACAGTTACTTTACTTGATGTAACTGTGCTAGGTGACACCAAACCGAAAATGTTAACTAACCGAGGAGCAAAATATGATGTATAGAAAACCTGTTAATAAGCGCAAGTCGGCAAAGTCATTTCGCCGAACCGCTAGAAAAACTAAAGCAGCAAACATGCAAAAAGCCCCACATCGTGGCGGCTGGCGTCTTTAATTAACTAAAATGGGTACCTCACATGCCTTGTTATCATCCCTTAAGCGCATATCAATGCGCTGATGGATCAATTGTCTTTTATGAATCTAAAAGGCATGACACCGTCAAATCTTTATCCTTACCCTGCGGCCAATGTGTTGGCTGCAGACTTGAACGCTCACGTCAGTGGGCTATTAGATGTATGCATGAGGCACAAATGCATACACAAAATTGTTTCATAACTCTTACATATGACGATGCACATCTCCCAAGCGATAGATCATTACACTATAGAGACTTTCAGCTCTTTATTAAAAGATTACGAAAACGGTATCCTGGACGAAGAATACGTTATTACATGGCTGGAGAATATGGTGAAAACTTTGGGCGCCCGCATTGGCATGCATGTATCTTCGGACTCGATTTCGATGATAAGAAATTATGGAAAAGGACTTCCGCTAATTCTCTCTTATATCGATCCGAAAACCTTGAATTACTCTGGCCATTTGGTTATTCCTCCATTGGAGACGTTACTTTCGAATCCGCAGCCTACGTGGCTCGATACATTATGAAGAAGGTTACTGGAAAAAATGCTGCAGAGCATTATCAAGAAATTGACCCAGATACTGGGGAAATTACTAATAGGACACCTGAGTTCACGAAGATGTCCTTAAAACCCGGAATCGGGTACGAATGGTATAAGCAATACACTTCCGATGTGTATCCACACGACTATGTTGTAGTACGTGGTAAAAAAGTCAAACCCCCTAAATATTATGATAAAAAATATAAAATAGATAATCCATATGAATTTGACGAACTGCTTTACATTCGTGAAAAGTCTGCTAAACTTAACCATGCAGACAATACGCTAGAGCGACTGGCCGTTAAGGAACAAGTCGCAAAAGCTAAACTGCAAAAACTTAAACGTAACCTCACTTAGGAGCCTCACATGAAATTAGTTCTTTGTTCTGTAAAAGACCGCGCAGCAGATGCTTATGGTCGTCCAATGTTTGTACCATCTGTAGGTGTAGCTATTCGTAGCTTTAGCGATGAAGTTAATCGCAAAGATGCTGATAATCAGCTTTATAACCACCCAGATGATTTTGATTTATATGAACTTGGTGAATTTGACGACAATACTGGTCTTTTTGCTTTACATGAACAACCAAAGTTGTTATCTTTGGGTAAACAAGTGAAAATTAGTCAAGAATGATTTAAACAAGCCGTCTCAGCTTTAGCTGGGACGGAATAAGCCGAGGAGCCCGCTATTATGCACCGCAATAAGTCAGTAGATGTTCATCAATTTACGATGATTCCAAAGGCCGATATACCTCGGTCGTCATTTGATTGTCAATCAACGCATAAAACTACATTTGACGCTGGATATTTGGTACCTGTATATGTAGATGAGATGCTTCCCGGTGATACATTTCGGTTAAATATGACGGCTTTTGCCCGTCTTAGTACGCCAATTAATCCAATTATGGATAATTTGCATTTGGACAGTTTTTTCTTCTTTGTTCCAAATCGTTTAATTTGGGATAATTGGCAAAAATTTATGGGACAACAAGCGAATCCGGGTGATTCGATTTCTTATGTTGTACCTCAACAAGTATCGCCAACAGGCGGATACGCTGTAGGTTCTTTACAAGATTATATGGGTTTGCCCACAGTGGGACAGGTGTCCAATACTGGAACGGTATCCCACTGCGCTTTTTGGCCTCGTGCGTATAACTTGATTTGGAATGAGTGGTTTAGAGATGAAAATTTACAAAACAGTGTTGTTGTAGACACTGGTGATGGCCCTGACAATGTTGCTAATTACACATTGTTACGTCGTGGTAAACGCAAAGATTATTTTACAAGTGCTTTGCCTTGGCCTCAAAAAGGTGCCTCTGTATCACTTCCATTAGGAAGTAGTGCACCTGTATTAAGTGATGGTACTGGTATTGAGTTGCGCAATAATAATGACGCTACCGCACGTCAAATGTCTACTATTAATGATCCAACAGGTGGTTTACGTGTTGGTCTTGTAACGCAACCAGCCGCGTCTGGTGTTGCTCAATTTGCTAATTCGGGATTATATGCTGACCTCTCTGCTGCGACAGCTGCAACAATTAATCAATTGCGTCAATCATTTCAGATTCAAAAGCTTTTGGAGCGTGATGCACGCGGAGGCACTCGTTATACTGAAATTATTCGCAGTCATTTTGGTGTTATTTCTCCTGATGCTCGCCTTCAGCGTCCCGAATACATCGGGGGTGGATCGTCCGATATTAATATTAATCCGATCGCTCAAACGTCAGGCACTTCAGCTAGTGGAACTACTACCCCTCTGGGCACACTTGCTGCTATGGGTACTGCCTTGGCTCATAATCATGGCTTTACTTATTCGGCTACTGAACATGGCGTAATTCTTGGTTTAGTTGCCGTTCGTGCTGATTTAACGTATCAGCAAGGTCTTGCTCGTATGTGGTCTAGATCCACACGATACGATTTTTATTTCCCAGCTTTTGCTACTTTAGGTGAACAAGCTGTTTTAAATAAGGAAATTTATGTTCGTGGTGATGCTAATGACAATAGTGTTTTTGGTTACCAAGAACGTTGGGCTGAGTATAGATATTATCCAAGCCGAATTTCAGGATTGTTTAGAAGCACAGCATCTGGAACGATAGATAACTGGCATTTGGCTCAGCGTTTTACTGCTTTGCCAACTTTGAATACAACTTTTATTCAAGATACTCCGCCAGTGGATCGTATTGTTGCTGTAGGTGCTGCTGCTAATGGTAAGCAATTTATTTTTGATAGCTTTTTTGATTGTAAGAAAGCACGTCCAATGCCTATGTATTCTGTACCTGGTTTAATTGACCATTTCTAATATGTTTGGTTCTATTGCAAAAACTCTAGGTATTGGTGCCGGTGATGCTTTTAAAGGCATTACCGGAATGGTTGGCAGCGTTCTAGGTGGCGCTGCAGATATTTATGGTCAATCTCAAGCTAATCAAGCGAATGCTGCTATGGCAGCTGCAGCTAATGCTTTTAGTGCAGAACAAGCACAAAAGCAGATGGATTTTCAAAAAGAGATGCGTGCTACTCAGTATCAGACGACTGTGGAAGATCTAAAAAAAGCGGGTCTTAATCCAATGTTGGCATATACCCAGGGAGGTGCTGGAACACCTTCAGGTGCTTCAGCTACTGGGCAATATGCAACTCAGCAGAATAAGTTTCAACGTGCTTCACATATTGCTCAACAGGCGATTGGTGCTGCAAATACTGCTATGCAAACACAATTGACTGATGCTCAGATTACTGAAGCAGCAAGTCGTATTACTGTTAATGAAGAACATGCTAAAAATTTAAGCGCAGATACTGCGTTAAAAATTTTAGAAGCACCGAATGTATCTCAGCGTACTAAGAATTTAATTGCTGAAGAACTTTTAATTCGTGCAAGACAAACAGCTACTAATGCTGAAGAAATAGCTACTCGTCAATTTATTACTACGAGAATACCAGAAGAGAAGAAAAGTAAAACATGGTGGGGAACGAATGTTTCACCATTTTTGAAGGATTTTTCCGGCGGAACCTCAGGTGCAGCAAACTTAAAATTTTTATTAGGACGATAACATGATTAAAAAACATGAAGTTTTTTTACGTACACCATATAACTATGATACAGATGCTGCATCTAATGAGTCAGGGTTGGCTTGTGAGGAGCCTTCTCTGGCTCAGCAGCATTTTAAAGAAGAATGCGACATAAATTCTATTTTGGAGCGTTTTAATATTACTGGGCTTTTACCTCAAAGCCCATTATCGCCACGCTATGGCGATTTTAGCGGTATTGGTGACTACCATTCCGCTTTGAACCGTGTTATTGCGGCTCAAGATGAATTTGAGGCTTTACCAGCCCAAATTCGGGCAAGGTTTGATAATGATCCTGCCCAACTGATTGAGTTCCTTGCGGACGAGAAGAATCGACCAGAAGCCGAGGAACTCGGTCTGGTCGAAAAAGCAGCTGCCGAAGTCGTAGAAGTTGCTCAAGTCACACCTGAAAAGGCGGCTGAATAAGCCGTAGCACAGTTACCCTACTTGATGTAACTGTGCTAGGTGACACCAAACCGAAAATGTTAACTAACCGAGGAGCAAAATATGATGTATAGAAAACCTGTTAATAAGCGCAAGTCGGCAAAGTCATTTCGCCGAACCGCTAGAAAAACTAAAGCAGCAAACATGCAAAAAGCCCCACATCGTGGCGGCTGGCGTCTTTAATTAACTAAAATGGGTACCTCACATGCCTTGTTATCATCCCTTAAGCGCATATCAATGCGCTGATGGATCAATTGTCTTTTATGAATCTAAAAGGCATGACACCGTCAAATCTTTATCCTTACCCTGCGGCCAATGTGTTGGCTGCAGACTTGAACGCTCACGTCAGTGGGCTATTAGATGTATGCATGAGGCACAAATGCATACACAAAATTGTTTCATAACTCTTACATATGACGATGCACATCTCCCAAGCGATAGATCATTACACTATAGAGACTTTCAGCTCTTTATTAAAAGATTACGAAAACGGTATCCTGGACGAAGAATACGTTATTACATGGCTGGAGAATATGGTGAAAACTTTGGGCGCCCGCATTGGCATGCATGTATCTTCGGACTCGATTTCGATGATAAGAAATTATGGAAAAGGACTTCCGCTAATTCTCTCTTATATCGATCCGAAAACCTTGAATTACTCTGGCCATTTGGTTATTCCTCCATTGGAGACGTTACTTTCGAATCCGCAGCCTACGTGGCTCGATACATTATGAAGAAGGTTACTGGAAAAAATGCTGCAGAGCATTATCAAGAAATTGACCCAGATACTGGGGAAATTACTAATAGGACACCTGAGTTCACGAAGATGTCCTTAAAACCCGGAATCGGGTACGAATGGTATAAGCAATACACTTCCGATGTGTATCCACACGACTATGTTGTAGTACGTGGTAAAAAAGTCAAACCCCCTAAATATTATGATAAAAAATATAAAATAGATAATCCATATGAATTTGACGAACTGCTTTACATTCGTGAAAAGTCTGCTAAACTTAACCATGCAGACAATACGCTAGAGCGACTGGCCGTTAAGGAACAAGTCGCAAAAGCTAAACTGCAAAAACTTAAACGTAACCTCACTTAGGAGCCTCACATGAAATTAGTTCTTTGTTCTGTAAAAGACCGCGCAGCAGATGCTTATGGTCGTCCAATGTTTGTACCATCTGTAGGTGTAGCTATTCGTAGCTTTAGCGATGAAGTTAATCGCAAAGATGCTGATAATCAGCTTTATAACCACCCAGATGATTTTGATTTATATGAACTTGGTGAATTTGACGACAATACTGGTCTTTTTGCTTTACATGAACAACCAAAGTTGTTATCTTTGGGTAAACAAGTGAAAATTAGTCAAGAATGATTTAAACAAGCCGTCTCAGCTTTAGCTGGGACGGAATAAGCCGAGGAGCCCGCTATTATGCACCGCAATAAGTCAGTAGATGTTCATCAATTTACGATGATTCCAAAGGCCGATATACCTCGGTCGTCATTTGATTGTCAATCAACGCATAAAACTACATTTGACGCTGGATATTTGGTACCTGTATATGTAGATGAGATGCTTCCCGGTGATACATTTCGGTTAAATATGACGGCTTTTGCCCGTCTTAGTACGCCAATTAATCCAATTATGGATAATTTGCATTTGGACAGTTTTTTCTTCTTTGTTCCAAATCGTTTAATTTGGGATAATTGGCAAAAATTTATGGGACAACAAGCGAATCCGGGTGATTCGATTTCTTATGTTGTACCTCAACAAGTATCGCCAACAGGCGGATACGCTGTAGGTTCTTTACAAGATTATATGGGTTTGCCCACAGTGGGACAGGTGTCCAATACTGGAACGGTATCCCACTGCGCTTTTTGGCCTCGTGCGTATAACTTGATTTGGAATGAGTGGTTTAGAGATGAAAATTTACAAAACAGTGTTGTTGTAGACACTGGTGATGGCCCTGACAATGTTGCTAATTACACATTGTTACGTCGTGGTAAACGCAAAGATTATTTTACAAGTGCTTTGCCTTGGCCTCAAAAAGGTGCCTCTGTATCACTTCCATTAGGAAGTAGTGCACCTGTATTAAGTGATGGTACTGGTATTGAGTTGCGCAATAATAATGACGCTACCGCACGTCAAATGTCTACTATTAATGATCCAACAGGTGGTTTACGTGTTGGTCTTGTAACGCAACCAGCCGCGTCTGGTGTTGCTCAATTTGCTAATTCGGGATTATATGCTGACCTCTCTGCTGCGACAGCTGCAACAATTAATCAATTGCGTCAATCATTTCAGATTCAAAAGCTTTTGGAGCGTGATGCACGCGGAGGCACTCGTTATACTGAAATTATTCGCAGTCATTTTGGTGTTATTTCTCCTGATGCTCGCCTTCAGCGTCCCGAATACATCGGGGGTGGATCGTCCGATATTAATATTAATCCGATCGCTCAAACGTCAGGTACTTCAGCTAGTGGAACTACTACCCCTCTGGGCACACTTGCTGCTATGGGTACTGCCCTGGCTCATAATCATGGCTTTACTTATTCGGCTACTGAACACGGTGTAATTTTAGGTTTAGTTGCTGTACGTGCTGATCTTACATATCAGCAAGGTCTTGCTCGTATGTGGTCAAGATCGACACGTTATGATTTTTATTTTCCTGCATTTGCAACTTTAGGTGAACAAGCCGTTCTTAATAAGGAAATTTATGTTCGTGGTGATGCTAATGATAATAGTGTCTTTGGTTACCAAGAACGTTGGGCTGAGTATCGATATTATCCAAGCCGAATTTCCGGATTGTTTAGAAGTACGGCATCTGGAACAATAGATAATTGGCATTTGGCACAGCGCTTTACATCGTTGCCAACTTTGAATACTTCATTTATTCAAGATACACCGCCGGTAGATCGTATTGTTGCCGTAGGTGCTGCTGCTAACGGCAAACAATTTATTTTTGATAGCTTTTTTGATTGTAAGAAAGCGCGTCCAATGCCTATGTACTCTGTACCAGGCCTTATTGACCATTTCTAATATGTTTGGTTCCATAGCTAAGTCTTTAGGTATTGGAGCCGGTGATGCTTTTAAGGGCATTACTGGTATGGTCGGCAGCGTTTTAGGTGGCGCTGCTGATATTTATGGTCAATCTCAAGCTAATCAGGCTAATGCCGCTATGGCTGCTGCGGCTAATGCTTTTAGTGCTGAACAGGCACAAAAGCAAATGGATTTTCAAAAGGAGATGCGCGCCACTCAGTATCAGACGACTGTGGAAGATTTAAAAAAAGCTGGTCTTAATCCTATGTTGGCATATACCCAGGGTGGTGCAGGTACGCCATCGGGTGCGTCTGCTACTGGTCAATATGCTACTCAACAAAACAAGTTTCAAAGATCATCTTATATTGCACAGCAAGCTATTGGCGCTGCCAATACAGCTATGCAAACTCAACTAACTGATGCTCAAATTACTGAAGCAGCAAGTCGTATTACTGTTAACCAGGAACATGCTAAAAATTTAAGTGCTGATACTGCCTTAAAGATATTAGAAGCACCGAATGTATCTCAGCGTACTAAGAATTTAATTGCTGAAGAACTTTTAATTCGTGCAAGACAAACTGCTACTAATGCAGAAGAAATGGCTACTCATCAATTTATTACGACGAGAATGCCAGAAGAGAAGAAAAGTAAAACATGGTGGGGAACGAATGTTTCACCATTTTTGAAGGATTTTTCTGGCGGAACTTCAGGTGCAGCAAATTTAAAATTTTTACTAGGAAGATAATATGATTAAAAAACATGAGGTTTTTTTACGTACCCCTTATAACTATGATACCGATGCTGCGTCAAATGAGTCAGGGTTGGCTTGTGAGGAGCCTTCTCTGGCTCAGCAGCATTATAAAGATGAATGCGACATAAATACTATTTTGGAGCGTTTTAATATTACTGGGCTTGTACCTCAAAGCCCATTATCGCCTCGTTATGGCGATTTTAGCGGGATTGGTGACTACCATACCGCATTGAATCGCGTTATCGCTGCTCAAGATGAATTTGAGGCTTTACCAGCCCAAATTCGGGCAAGGTTTGATAATGACCCTGCCCAATTGATCGAGTTCCTTGCGGACGAG